AGAATGGGTTCTTATAAATCCATTGATTACTGTCTGCTTGGCGGTGAGTAGTAGGGAAGTATTGCGAGGTATCGACCCATGAAAGCGCAGCCAGAAGGTTCCCTATCTGATTGTATCTCGTAGGGAACCCGATTTTTATTCCTCCGTAATAAAAAAACACGAATTATTTTAGCCATAGGTCGATTTTTTGAAACTTTTTTGTTGCCACATAAATTTTATTTATTCGTGCCTATCATTTTGAGTGCAAGCACTGAAAATGATAGGTGGGATGTTTTTTTATTTTTTTTTTTTTTTTTACTTTTTCTTATTTTTTAGTTAGTTTTATTAGAATTTTTCAGACTGGGGGACCTTTGTGATCTACTCGGTGATTCATTAGACTTTGATTATCCTTTCGAATGCGCGCAAGAGTTGGGTGGGTCCTTCCTATCAAGAAATGCAACGACATCCTCGGAACTAAGTTCTATGGAAACAACGACTGCGTCGTCCTTGGGCTCGCAGGACTGCGCGGAATCGGATGCACGAATCTCGCCCATGCCATGCGAAGACTTGGCCCTATGCGAGCCATCTACTTCGTCGAGGGTACTGCAGGGGAAGAATTTCCTCCTTACTTGGAGCCAGAGTCCTCATCTGACGAAGGAGATGATCAGGGATCATCTCTTGGGGATCGCAAGCGTAAGCTCCCTCGCAATTGGGAAGGAGAGCCACTCGGACGGGGGCGTCCACTTTCATGCGATGGTGATCTTCGAGAAATCCATCCGGAGGAGCCCGAAGTGCTTTCAGATTCTGAATCGGACGGCGGATGTCAAGATTCCCAATCGGAAGATCGGGAGTCTTGCCCAGAGTGTGGTGAATATGTGGAAGTATGCCCTCAAGGAGGACCCTCATCCTCTCCTGATGGGCGAACCTCCCAGTGGCCCGAAACGGCAAAGAGACGACGTACGGAACGAGGTGTTCGCCCAAGCGTTCAACCTCGCTACGACGGAGTCCGTGGAATCGGCTATGCGTCATCTGTGCTCGGAGAGCCCATTCGACCTTCTGACCCGTTACGATACGATCGAGCGGGGGTTGACCGTCCATCGGGCACGGATGATGCGGCAGAAGACTCACGTGCGACCGCTCTCGGACTTCCCCCAAGCCCCCTCCGTCCCCGACGGATGGCGAAATCTGTTCCTGAACGGCCCAACGGGTCTGGGGAAGACGCAGTTCGCGAAGGCTTTATTGCCAAATGCGACGATAGTGTCCCACACGGACCAACTCAGGACTGTTGACTTCTCTAATGGAATCATCTTCGACGACTTCGCTATCTCGCATTGGCCTCCGGCGGCCGCAATCCATCTTCTGGATTGGGATGAGCCTAGGGGGATCAACGTGAAGCACGGTCACGTTGTTATCCCCCCGCATACGAGGAAGATATTTACTTTTAACGACAACTTCAACTCGTGGTGTCCAAAGGAGGCTTCTGATGACCAACGCGCAGCCATGCGTCGTCGTGTAGAAGTCTTTGATCTTTATAATAAACTTTTCTAAATTTAATTTATTTTTTTTCAGTCCGTATAACGGACGCGCGCGGAAGCAACCACTGATGCCTGCGCATCAGCGGCTCCATTGACCTGCGCGCGGAAGTAGAGGTAGAGAGCACCGGTGGAGATATCGGCAATCGTCATGGTGGCAGATTGGCCAAGATAGACCGACTCAAGATCAGGCAGCTTCAGGTACTCATCAATGTGGGCCTGCTGAATGTACGCATTGGTCGTTCCGCCAAGACCGGTGGCATTTGTGTCGAGGTCGACACAAACATCTCGCAGCACTCGGAAACGATCCATGTTGTCATACCGTGGCGGACAGTAGATCGTGGGACAAGACTCCGTTCCGTCCTGCGTGGTGATGCCAAAGACGGTATCAAACGTAGGAATGGTTCCACCGGACGGCTGCTTGTCCCACACGAGGACCATCCTTACCATCTGCGACCGAATGGTGCCAGTCGTCGCCGCAGGAGTAGATTGATTCAGGATGATCCCCTGCACACGAACGGATTTCATAATGGTCTTACGCCCGACACGATTCCACGAGCCAGTTCCGGTCGGGATCAGATTCAGGACGAAACAGCCCGCATTGGTGTTCGTGGTAGCCAACACGTTACCAGTTGTCAATGACACGTCAGTGTCCATCCCCTTCTTCTCCAAGACTTGGCTACGAACGGCAGCAGCGGTGGCCGCAGACAGCCGCGTGGTGGTGCCGGATGTCCACTTTCCGGTCTTAGCATCATATCGCTGAGCACTGGTCTTGCTCTTCTTGGTGGCCAATCCTTGGCTAGTTGACTTACGCTTCATCCCTTTGACAGAAATTTCTAAAAACTGAATTCGCTCCGCTGTTTTGAATTTTTTGGGGCACAATGTAAATCGGCCCCAAAAAATTATAATTTTTGCTGTTACAGAAAAATTATTATAAACAGCATTGCTGTGCTGTGAAAGCCTATATAGAAAGAATATAAAATTTTTCTAACAGCACTCAGGTCTGTGACCCACTGCGCTAGCAGTGAGTAGTAGGGAAGTATTGCGAGGGATTATGACTTGCAAGGGCAGGCGTCCGCTGCGCTCCCTTGGCCCTTGCTGAGGTGTGGGGTAGTATAAATAGAGGGGGGTGTAGTTCGTTAGGGACTTCCCTCATGCAAAGAATCTCCATAGAATGGGTTCTTATAAATCCATTGATTACTGTCTGCTTGGCGGTGAGTAGTAGGGAAGTATTGCGAGGTATCGACCCATGAAAGCGCAGCCAGAAGGTTCCCTATCTGATTGTATCTCGT